TGGCCCCATGCCCCAGAAGGACAATTTACAGACTTTTGATTTCACAGGACGCACTTATTATTGTGAAGCACATTCCAATACGGTAGTACATACTATTACTGATGCCAGTGGGTATAGTTATGTTATCGATGAGACTTCGAATCCAAACTTCAGGGATTTAGACCGTTACTATTTAGCATCAAAAATAACCTATGATGGTACTATATTTGATCGTTCTTCCTCTATTTTATATAATAGTTTCACGGTGAACACGGCAAATGATGTTTTGACTGTAGGTGCTGATGTAAGTACCGGTACCCCTTTTATCTTAAGTAGTAGTGGAACTATACCGTCTCCATTGTTAGCAAATGGCACAATCTATTATGCCGTGAATATGGATAGCACAGCCATGAGACTTGCAGGGGATTTCCCTTCTGCTGCCGATAGTTCATATATTGATATTTTGACGGCTGGGTCAGGGACACATTCTTTATATACTATTTTACCTCAGGATAAGTTCACGTATTTAAATGGGACAAATGGAATATTTGTATTTAGTCCTATTGATGATTCAACGACAGTATCAATAACCTATACCTATACATTGCTGCCATAATGAGTATACCAGTAACCCCGAATATTGAGTTCCCTTTTGAGGGAATAGGCTCAGACGAATACCCGCAAAGTATTATCGTCAAAAGCTCCTTATGGTCTTTATCTATAAGCGGGGGCACATTTTATCTCAAGGAGTATGAAGGTGATCTTGAAAAGATTACCGATTTTGCTCCTGTACAATTCGTATTATCTCCTGCTTTGAAACTTGATGGGACATTTGATACTGATAAATTCTGGGTATGGTTTGTTAATACTCGGGGCCAGCTCAGAATGATTGAGATGGAACCTTTTTCGGATGATTCTCCGGTCATTCACATGGTCAAAGAGATTGACTCAAATGCTTTAAGTTTGTCAGTAGATGTAAAAGAGCATAGTGTAATACGATTATTTGTTCTTTATAACACATCACCGAATCGTGACCTCAAGATACTTAAGTATAATGATATTACTCAAGCGACACCCGATGATTATTCTTTAACGCCTTATGGTCCTACGAGACTGGACTCTTTAAGCAGTTATGTTAATGACAGCTCTACAGAGGCTTTAATAGCTTATCTTGATACAGCATCTCCTCCGGGAGTCTATACGGAGAGTCTGACAGTACCTGTCCCTGGTAATTTTACAGCATCCCAGATAGGCTATTGTTCTATGGTGGATGTTGACTGGGATCCATCAGCAGGGTCGGATAATTATCTTCTTCAAAGAGATACGACGAATGATTTTTCTACGGCCATTAATGCTTATGATGGGCCTAATAACACTTTTAATGATAATGTTCCAGGCTCAGATATTTATTATTACAGGGTTAAGGCTCAGGTAACAGATGCTTCCATGGAATCGTATTGGTCATCAACGGCTGATGCTACCGTGGATTATGTGCCTTTTCTCGCGGAGTTTCAAGGATTACCGGTTTCAGGGGATGCAAATCTTGCTGTACAGTTTACGGATCTTTCTTATGGGTGTGAGACTGCAGCATCCTGGGATTGGACATTTGGAGATGGCACTACTTCTACGCTTCAGAATCCTTTACATACCTATCAGCAGGCAGGAGTGTTTGATGTAGAATTAGCATCCCGTAGTTCATTAACGGATTCTACGGAGATTAAGAGTGGTTATATTACTGTAGATATGGTAGCAGAGTTTGAAGCTTTTCCAACATCAGGAGGGTCACCATTAGCAGTAAACTTTACTGACCTTTCTTTAGGACAACCGACATCATGGTTATGGGATTTCGGGGATGGTACTACTTCTACGGATCAGAATCCTTCGCATGAATATCAGGATGGTGGTTCATATGATGTTTCTTTAGATGCCAGTAGAGGTCTTTATAGTGATTATCTATTAAAACCGGCATATATCACCGTTGGGGCTGCTGTAGCTGATTTTATAATAGACAAGCCAAGTGGATATGTGCCTATAACGGTTAATTTCGAAGACATTTCCTCAGGCAGTCCTACGACATGGCAATGGGATTTTGGAGATGGTACATATTCAACCGGTCCTCAGACCTCTCATACATATACTATTCCAGGTAATTATATTGTTGGGATGACCGTTTATTATGATACGACTGCCTATAACGTATATAAGAATGTATCCTATGCTACGGAACCTGTATCAACACCAACAGTCCATTTTAACAGAACGATATCGGGTCCTGTTAGAACGAATATTTATGTTAAGGATGGTATAGCGGGGATTAAGGTTACTGGGGGATCCTGGATTAATCTGATGAAAAGGAATATTCCTTATACGGGGCCCTGGAAAATATCTTATACGATGGGTACTCCTAATGCTGATGTGCCTCATAATTGTGTTTTAGGGAGGGGGTTTGCTTCGAGTTTTCTTGCCATAGCGGATTCTATATCAGGTACGGACAGGGATAAAGCGTATGGGATAAATACGCAGAGACAGACCGTAATACTCTATAACGATAGCACGGCGACATAAATTTATGCCAGTATATCATTCAGGAAATTTAAGTCAGACTGACAGGCCTTGGTTTAATTATCCATTAAGACCTACAACAAAGGATTTGACCAAGCCTTTAGCCCCCAGGAATTTAATGATCACCAGTCCTTATTCTGTAGGTGCTTTGGATATTAGATGGGATAATCCTGCCATTATACCTCAGAATAGTGGTCTGCAGATTTTAGGATGTAATGTCTATCGTTCCACCGATGCTCAGTTTGGGCCTTATGTTAAGGTTAATTCCAGTCCTGTGACTACTCTTTTTTATAGAGATGAGACCCAGGAAGTCTGGGCTATTAATGAGAATGCCACTCCTACTATAAAGCATATTTTAGTACCGGATTCTGTGTGGTATGTATATACCAGTAGAAAGCCTGTTATTATTCCTGATACGAATGGGAAGATATGTCTGGATATTCATGACATAAAAGTAGAGATAGATGATGGTGATGGTTCTTTTATTGAAGTTCCTGCCTATAGAATTGATGGTGTTACTGGAGAGATACAGTTAATTTCATGGCCTGTATATAATCAGGAGTTACAGCAGATAATTCCTCCACGTTTACCGAAGCCTCCTGGCGGGAAAGTACGTTTAACATATAAATATCTTGATCATCAGGTATTGACGAAGCTTAATCAGAGGATTTTTTATAAAGTCACTACGCTTGCGGTAGATCCTGATGATAATACGCAGATAATAGAGACCCCTTTGGATGAGATATCGGATCGTTCTCCTTTCGATATAGAGGCAATTGATTGGGTCTGGAGAGAAGCTATCAGGCGTAATAGATGGATTCTGGAACAGGGAGGGGAGCGGGTTAAGGTTTTTGTACGCAAATGGATGGGGGAGAAGTGTCCTTCCATGCAGTACAATTATCAACAGTCACATCATGATTGTTTACAATGTTTCGGTACCAATATCATAGGTGGATTTTCTGGCCCTTATGACATTATTATAGCGCCTCCTGAGACAGAAAGAACAGTTGAACTGGCGGATATGGGACTGCATATCCGTTATGATTGGGAGTCCTGGACGGGTCCTTATCCTTTATTGAATACTCGAGATATCATCATTCGTCAGAACAATGAGCGGTATATTGTGGGACCGGTAAATAATCAGGGTTCAAGAGGAGCGATATACCAGCAGCATTTTACGATATCGTATCTTGATCAGGGCGATATCCGTTATAAGATTCCTATTGAAGGTGGAGAGACTGAAGTTCCTGAGGCCTATGATCCATACAGGGAAACAGCTCCTACCGAGGCCTCTCCGGCCATTAATGATAAGCCTGAGATACCTGAAGAGAGGATTATCAGAGGAAGAACCGTAGTTTTTGAAAACATTACATATTAGCAGGAGTTATGAGTATGATAACGGCATTGAAAAAGTTAGCTGCTAAGATAAAAGAGATTGAGATTGTTGAATTTCTTCAAAAGACTCCAAATCCTAATGATAAGCAGGTTCATGATTGGTCAGAGAAAAACGGCTATGATGTTCATGAGGTAGAGCGGTTGGCATATGTTCTTGCAACGAAATTTGCCAATATTCTGGGTGGTGGTCGTGCTAAAGAGAAAGGCATGACGATAAAGGATTTTGACCCTGAAGCTATAAAAAAGGGTATTAAGATAGAGCTTGAGCATACAAAAGATAAGGATGTTGCCAAAATTATAGCCATGGATCATCTGGCTGAGCACCCTAAATATTATGATGCTCTGGAAAAGATGGAAAAAGAGCTGGAGATTTAAATTTCCCAACCACTGATTGGGGAATATTGGAAGAATAATAACTTTATAATAGGAGGGGTCTATTATATGATAGCCAAACTTAAAGCATTGTGGAGCTGGTTAAGCGGTAAAAAGAGAACAATAGCTCTTATTTACTGGTCTTTAGTTGTTCCTGCTGTAGGTATAGTATGGCCGACAGGAGCTCCTGGTAATGTGTCTAAGTCAGTAGCAATCGTAGGACTTATACTGAGTTTTATAGGTCTTGGTCATGCTGCTGTTAAATCTTTAGCAAATAAAAAAGCTTAATAATCTTTTAATACAACAGATAGTAATTGTTGATTCACGGAAACATTTTCAGGAGGTTATAGATGTCTTTAAAGCAAGCTGCGGAAGAGCTTTTAAAAATTGCTGATCAGATTGAGAAGGATGCTGCTGAGGTAACGGAATTTGTATGTGACAAATGCAAACATACGGCTTCATTAGCTTCAATCAACCAGAAACGTCTTGAAGCTTCTAAAGAAGCTGGTGACAATGTTGCAGTAGCTGAAGTTACTGTGGATGATAAGCTGCATTGTCCGGCATGTGAGGGTATTATGAGCTATAATGCCACAGAAGCCAGTGAGCCTTATTATGCGGCAGAGAAGAAAGATGATGAAGAGGAAAAGGCATGCCAGGCATCAATTGATTATGATACCCTGGAAAGATATAGCTCTAAATAAGTACTGAACATAATCCTCACGCTATGTGAGAATTGAATTATGTGAGAACTGAATTTTCTTCTAAGCGGCGAAGGGGCCTCATGACTATAATAGTCATAAGGCCCCTTTCTTTTTTAATAATCTACTTATGAAAAAATCCTTATATGTACCGAATAATGGGAAATTCGTCAGAGAAGGTATCTCTTAAAGACCTTAATGACGTTATTTATTATAAGCAGATTAAGGAATATACCGACCTTGAGTATGAAAAATCAAAAGATTTAAAAAAAGATATTGCTAAGGGTAGATTAATTATTCTGGAAAATAGTCAATCTGCCCGGGCATCTCTTAATAATATTCAATCTAATAATAATTTAAGTTTGCTGGATATAAAAGCGGCAGTACGAGAGGCTCTTCCTCATCAACAAGGAGTAACAGAAGAGGGCATGAAAAATGCCATACGAGAAATAGCTACTTTAGTTGTAAATGTGGTCCGACAAGAACTCTCTGGAATGACTGCCAATACGATAATTAACAATAATAAACCTGAAATACAGACTAGCAGTATCCCTTTATATATACCGGAAATTTCATCAACAGGTATGAAAAGTAACATAGAAGCTAAAAAAATCAGTGTGTCAGGAAATGAAGCCGAAGATGCTCTTTTGGCCTTAAGAAAACTTAAAAGAGGAAACTAAATGCTATCTTCAGTCATAAGAAATATAACAGCGAAATTAAAAGCTACGTATGATTATTCGAGTTTGCAGATAAATCTTCCTGAGGATTTATCTGATGCTGTTATTGATTGGGGTAAGAAGAACATCCCGGAAGATACTCTTCATAATAATGGTAATGATACTAAAGGCAGAGAGGATGATATTCACACCACTCTTTTTTATGGCATTAAGAGTCCTGACGTTAACGCAGTAAAAAAGTTTATTACTGTAAAGCCTTTTATTATACGTATGGGATTAATTACTGCTTTTATGGATAATGATTATGATGTATTAAAGATAGAAGCATCAGCACCGGAACTTTATAAATTGCATTATAATGTTCGAAATAATGTAGAGAATGAGAATAAATTTCCTACGTATAGTCCTCATATTACTATAGCATATTTAAAAAAAGGTAATGCTTTAAAATGGGTAGGGGACAAGGTTTTTGACGGTAAAGAATTTAATGTTAATGAGATAATTTTTTCATCCTCAAATGGAAATAGAATACCTATAAAATTTTAACAGGAGATTTTTTATGGCTATTTATTATGTTGATTTTGCAGTAGCCCCGGGTGGAGCAGGTACTGAACAGGATCCTTTTGGATTTGATGATATACTTTCACATAAGGGTTTATATAATGAATTTATGTGCAGGGGCCAGATAGAGAAAACAGGGAATCTCCTTCTTTCACCTGCCACAGGTATACCTCATTATATGAAGCCATGGAATGCTAGTCTGTATGGTCCATGGAGATTGCGGGCTACAGGTTCCATAGAATTTACTCCTGATACCGTTGAAAGGCATTGCTGGATTTATGGTGGTATTATAGAGTCGGAATCATTCATCAGAGTAGCCAGAGCCCGGGGATGCTATTTGCGGGCTTTAGGTGGAAATGGCTATGGTATACGATTGGCCCTTGGTACAGAACTTTTAGGCTGTTACTTACGTTCCATTTACGGCTATACCTATTATGCGGGGTCTTTTTATATCAAAGATTGTGCTTTGGATAAGGGTATAAATTTTAAAGCCAAGCTAACAACAATCATCAATAGTGCTTTTAGTGGTGCTGTTACTGGAACGGCTTTGACGTTTGAAGGGGATAATCAATTCAATTGGGTTGCTCCGACAGCTCCAACATGGGATGCTGAAGCTTCAGCATATCTTCCTGATGATATTCTTGCTGGTGTAACAAAGCCTCAACCTTATACCGGTACTATTCCTTATACCGGTTATGATAAAGGTTTATTCGGATTGAACAGATTTTCGATTGGTGTTGCTTATTATGGGATAGCTCCTGAGATTTCTGTACAACCTCAGACTCAATTCAAACAAAAAGGTGAGACAGCGGAATTCACTATTGCTGCAGTAGGGGCTCCTGAGCCTTCATATCAGTGGAGATCATATACTGATGATGTTGCCAATGACCTTGTTGATGGCGGAAGAATTTCCGGCGCTTTAACCCAGACATTGCAGATTGCTGATGTTGAGGAGTCTGATGAGACCCGTTATGATTGTAAAGTCAGCAATGGTGTTAATCCTGATGCTTATTCTAATGAGGTCTGGTTAAAGGTTAATAATAAGCCTCATATTACGAGTCCTGGATGTCCTAAAGCCAGAGTAAAAACAAAATATATATGTGAAATGGCTGCTGAGGATGTTGACCCTGATACTTTAGTATGGTCATTATTACAGAAACCTGATGGCATGATAATTGATTCTGAGACAGGATTGATTACCTGGAGACCTTTGAAAAAAGACTTGGGTGATCATATTGTAGAGGTACAGGTTGATGATGGTCATGGTGGTACTGATACTTTGGAATGGACATTAACCGTTACAAAGAAACGATACTGGATTTTCAGCTTTATTTGAGATAATAGAATAAAATAAAATTACTGTCCAAATGGAGGTTTTTATGAGCGGCATTGGTGCAGATATTGGTACCTGTTTTTTAGTTTCGGCCAGACAGGATGCTAATAATGAGATAGAGATAAAGTCTATTCGGGATGCTTTCATAGATATGGAGGCGGATAGTTCTATTAAAAATATGTTAAAAAGGTCCAAGATTGATTTTATTGATTCTGAGGACAAGATATATATCGTTGGAGATAATGCTTTAACTCTTGCGAATATGTTTAAGAGGGAGGCACGTAGACCTTTATCCAAAGGAGTTATAGCTCCTGGAGAATTGGAAGCAGAAAGAATTCTTCTCATTCTTCTGGAAAATGTTTTAGGAAAAGCTAAAAAACCCGAAGAAACCTGTTTTTACAGTGTGCCTGCTGCACCTGTAGACCGCTCCATAGATATAGTATATCATCAGGCAATGTTCTCCAAGTTCATCGGACAGCTAGGATACAAACCCATTGCTTTAAACGAAGCCGCAGCCATCGTATATAGCAACGCAGCCAAAGAGCAGTTTTCCGCTCTGTCAATTTCGTGTGGTGCGGGAATGGTAAATATTTGTCTTATGTACCAGACACTTATAGGCATGGCATTTTCAATCTCTAAATCGGGTGATTGGTTGGATGAGTCTACGGCAAAGGCTACTGGTACTACTGCTAGCAGGATAGCTGCTATAAAAGAGCGGGGATTGAATTTGATGGATGTTAATGAGGGTGATCAGAAGAATTTCAGGGAGAGGGAGGCTTTGAGTATATACTATAAAAGTCTTATTCTTCAGATTCTTGATACTATTAAGAAAGAGTTTATCAAGCATCAGAGTACTATTGAGTTGCCTCATTCCATTCCGATTATTTTATCGGGAGGAACGTCTTTGGCTAAGGGGTTTAAGGAGCTTTTTGAGGAAGGTTTTAATTCCGTAAAAAAGAACTTTCCTATACCGATATCAGAAATTCGTATGGCTACGGCACCGTTAAATGCTGTGGCACAGGGATTGTTGGTAGCGGCCATGAATCATGATGAAGGGCAGAATTAATATATTGGGAAAGGGTTCGTAACTGTTAAACAAAAATCCAGATAAACATAGTGGTACTATCTCAAATGCCATGCAAAAAGCTGTAGCAAATGAAGTAGCATCCTTGCTAGATCAACTGTAAGGGCATTAAATGTCTTATCAAAATTTATTATATCCGGTAAAGAGGCGTATTCTTGATGAGGTTGAGGGAGCTTTTTCTCAGCATCCTGCATTCACGGATAAGGTTAAAGTCTATCATAAATTCCCTTATGATGAACGTATTCAATATGGAGTATTGTTACGGGGCACTTCGGCTACTCAGATACGTTTATCGCCCGATAATTTCATTTCTGACTTGTATTCCCATGTTCGTTTAGCAAGACAGACCGATTATCCTGGTTTAGCCATAGAATGGGTCCGTGAGAATGAAGGTAATACTACCTCCTATATAACGGAAGATGTTTCTTCTCAGGTAGGTCCTACACAAAGATTGTTTTTCACGCAATATCCTATTCTTTCCGGTCCTGGTAATACTAAATATGCTGATAATATCGGGCAGGTTATTGTCACAGTAAATGACGTCAAGACTTTTCCTGAATATGTCAATGGCGAAAAACAAGCAGTTATGATGCCTGAAGCTTTTGCTTCTTCAGATGTCGTAAAGATTTCTTATTTTAAAAGGCTATTATCTGAGCCTGCTATTTATGTTTTTGATTTCACTGAAGACAATGAATTCCTCATAGCTCCTATTTATGTTGTCACAAAAGAACTGGTCATAGAAGGTATCACAGGAACAGAAACTTCTGCATTCCTTAATAATTCCAATATCGATGCAAATTCTAATTACCTCTACATGATCTATGATAAACCCAATAGTGTACCAATAGACTTAATACAAGATACAGATTATACAATTAATCTAACTACAGGGGAATTAACATTCCTTACTCCTCTAATCAAAAACATGAATTTATATGCTGATTACCGCTATCAGCCATTGAGCTATTATAATGGCCCATATACTTTTGAACCATATCAAGAGAATCATGAGGTGATTTCTGGGGTGATTATATCTATTGGTCATAGGGCGAAGAAGGGTGATCGGCAGGTTGTTATCGTTACGCAGTTCCAGGAGGATCAGGCTCGGATATATGGAGGTCATTATGAGATTTCCATGGAATTATCGGTTATAGCTAAGGACCCCATACAGTTAGAAGAAATGACTGATCATATAATTAATCATTTATGGGGTATTCGTAAGGGATATTTAGAGCATGAAGGTTTAACTTTGAACTCTGTGGAGCCTTCAGGGGAGTCAGAAGAGATTTTCGTAGAAACCACCGGAGATGTGTATTATACGCATTCAATAGCTATTAATATCATGTCAGAATGGCAGATGTTCGTACCATATCTCTATTCCATCAGACGTATTATTTTGAATTTACAGGGGATACCGGATACTAAAGATTATAATATTGATTCTAATAATAATGCTACTTTCATTGCTGATACGAGGACGGTTATTAGATACCCTAGTCTAGGGTATGAAAAACTGACATAATAATCTTCTAATAGAATGAGCTAATATATATAATAAAATAAGAAGGTATAATATATGCCATTGTATGAGTATGAATGTAAAGTCTGTGGCTGTTTGTTTGAGGAGTTGGTTAGGACTAATATCTCTGAGATGGCTTGTAAGAAATGTGGGGCGATAGCAGACAGGAAGATGAGTGCTTTTGCTCCGGTGGTGAGTGGTGGGACATCGAATGAGACTATTGATATGAGTATAGGTCGGGAGGCTGACAAGAGATGGCAGGTATATTCGGAGCGTCAGAATAAGAGACGTAAGAATAGTGACCTGAAGGAAGTCAGCTTGCCTAAGGATAGCAATGGCAAATATATGCCGGTAATGGGTCTTGGTAATGGTAATGAGAAGCAGAAGCGTACGGAATATGTAGGTGCGCTTCAGAAGCATAGAGAAGAAAGAAAAAAACGGGGCCACGCTCAGTTTAACGAGCAAGGATCCTTTTAACCTCTATATAAAATAATATAACAAATAAAATTTACAGATCTAAATAAGATTTAGTATCTAAGATTTCTGAACAATCTTTAATGGAGGTTAAGTATGGGGATAGGCCCATTTGAAAGTTTTGCTTTTCCGGGGATCTATACTGAAACCCTGAACGAACCCCCAAGAGTCACTGCAGCAGGAGGTTTACGTTTTCCTGCATTTGTAGGTGTTGCTGATGAAGCAATTCCTGTGAATAATTTTGAAATGATTCGGGGTTCCAGTTCGGTTTCTGATAATGCTATTTATGGTGAAGATGTTTCTTCTCAACTGACCGGGTCCAACCGTAACTTTATCGTTACTTTCTTTCCTATTGTTTCAGGAAATGGTACTGGTACTACTACTACCAATGCTAATGACGTAAAAGTTTATGTTGATGAAGATCCGGTACCAGTATCTTCTGTAAATGGTTCGACAGGAGAAATTTATCTGGTCAATATTCCTGCTATTGGAAGTACAGTTCTTGTTGATTATTATTATAAACGGACTGATACTCTTCATACTGATGAAGATTTAGATGATCAGGTAGATGGTTCACGTACAACTTTTAAAGTCCATTATGCTCCTATTGTACAGGGGGATGATGGTGGCATTACTTCTACTGATGTTTCAACTATTACTGTTAAAGTAGATGGGACAACAGTAGCTGCGGCATCTCTTGATGGGGATTCCGGACAATTTACCTTATCTTCAGCTCCTACACTTGGTCAGACATTGACCTGTACCTATTATTCAAATGAATATCAGGATACAGCAGATATTCTGCCTTCTCCATATGTTACGGAGATTACAAAAGTAGGATATAGTCCGGGAACTTCAGACTTTGTTTCCGGGACTGATTATGTTCTGGATTCTACTGGTCAGTTCAAGACAATTAACTGGGGACATTCATTCAAAGTTGCTTCCGGTCAGCATACGATTGCTACGGAATATCTTGATGACACCCAGATTTCAGGTACTCTTTTTGATAACAGAGTATTTCGCAGATCTGCAACAGGTACGGTAGATGGCACAAATGCCTCTTTCGTTCTGGAATACACACCGAAGTCAGGTCAGGGTCTTGGATATGATTCTGATAATCCTGATCATGTTACGGCATATTATGGTACTTCTCCTACTGATGCTACCGTGATTGATGTTATTACCATGGATCCTGCGACAAAGACTATTGAACTGGCAAATGCTCCTGCTTCAGGAAACGAAGTATATGTGACTCAATATCACAATCAGCTTCCTGATGATATCTGGACGATTACCAATACAGTAGCAGGAATTACCGGAGCAGGTCAATATACCTTGGATGGTACCTATAGTGGTACTGCCATGAATGTTTCATGGTCTACCAGTGATACTACGGTTGCTGATCCTGATTTCGGTACTGAGAATGTCACATATCCAAGTGGTACAGGTGCATTGAATAGTGATGCACAGGTTATTCCTGGATATGCTGTTGCCGAAACAGTGTCATTGACTTTTGTTGATGCTACATCATATGCGGTAACTTCCAGTGTTTCTGGAGGTTCAGGGTCTCTTGGAGATAATACCGGATATCTGAATCAAACGTATATCGATAATAAGACTGGTTTCAGGGTTACAGTTAATGAAGGGTCTTCAGTGGTATATGCTGCGGCAGATGTCATTGGATATACAGTGTCTCCTACTTTCGTGACATCGGTTGCTCCTACCAGGGCTGTTCCGGGTATAAGAGTAACGGTTACGGACACTGAGGATGTAGGTGTAGGGGATACTGGGGTTCTTACTACATATAATATGAGTGGTGATGAGCCCAGAATAGGTGACTATTATTATGTAACATTTAATAAGACCAAGCTTTTTGATAGTGATGGTGTGCAGACCTCGGGTGCTGTTCTTTATGTTTCTGAGAGAAATGCATTAGCATCTACTGGGCCTTTATCTGCAACAAACAGATTGGGTATGGCGGCTCATTTGGCGTTTTTGAATGGAGCTGCTGCGGTGGCTCTTCTTCAGATACAGAAGACTACTGGGAGTGATGATGCTCCTTCGAGTCGTTATATTACGGGTATTGATTATTTCAATGAACCTATGGATAGTGGTGACAGACCGGTGTTGGTGGAGCCTGTTACACCGAATCAGACTGTGTTGAATTATTTGAAGACCTCAAATATCATACAGTCGGGTATTCGATATGCTAATGAGCGTATGTCTTATTTTGGTTTTTCGGTAGGGACATCTCCGACATCGGCTCAGGCATATGCACGGTCATTGAAGTCTGAGAGAATGACTGGTATATATCCTGATGGTGGGATCGTTACCATTACTGATGAGCTTGGTCAGTCGGTTGAATATCTGATGGATGGGTCTTTGCTGGCTGCTGCGATAGCCGGACGTGATACATCTCCGGCATTTGATGTTGCTGTATCATTGACGAATAAGCCTGTTGTAGGGTTCACAAGACTTTACAGGCGGCTTGATTCTATCACTGCTATTCAGACTGCTAATTCGGGTCTGACGTTGTTGCAGGAGCAGGCCAGCAATATTCTTATCCGGTATGCGGTAACTACTGATACGTCGTCTGTGTTGACCAGGGAACCGTCTGTGATAAAGATTAAAGACTTTATTCAGAAGGGTTCAAGGGCAGTGTTGCAGCCATATATTGGTCAGAAGAATCTTGCATCTAAGACCAATGATATAAAACAGACGTTTTCTTCATATCTGCGGGCTGTACAGCAGGCTGAGATTATTAAGGCGTATGAGGGCGTTAAGGCTGTGCCTGATGCATCTGATCCGACTATCATTCGTGCTGAAGCTTTCTACAGTCCGGTTCTTCCGATATTGTGGATTGTGATTCAGTATAATCTTCGCAGTAGTTAGAGGTGGTTGCAGGAATCCTCTGAGGGCGGGGCGCTTAATCAGAGGATTCCTTATAAAAAGGATTGTTATGGATAAGATGTCTAATAATATTCTGGATCTTCTTTTTGACCCGACAAAATATCCTCTTGAAGACAGGATGTATTTCAGGCCTGAGGAGAAGTTACAGAATGATTCATATGATAGAGCTGTGGCTGAAGCGAAAGCTTTATATGGTACGCAGGGTCACAACTCTGATTTTTACCCTGGAAGAAAAAACCTAATAAGGGAGGCTTTAATAATGGATCGTAAAACATTAACTGCAGGTCTGGGAGTTTTTTCTCAGCAATTTAAAGAAAATGACCCCATAGCAAAAGATCTTCGTACGATGGTTTATGCTTTATCAAAAATGTCTGATGAAGAGTTGGCTAATCGTACAGTAGAAAATGCCGAGGGGCTTCAGATCGAGGCATCTGAAGATATTACGGCGGCAGGCGGGAAAAAGAAATGTCCCGACTGTGGGCAGACACTTTATTGCATGACATGTGCAAAAGGTGGGAAAAAGAAAGAAGAGAAGAAAGCATCATCAGAAGAAGATGATGATAAGCCTTCAAAAGATGAGAGTAAGGAAGATTGGACGAAGAAGGCATCTGATGCTGTTAAACGGGCGCTTATTGCCGAGATCATTGGTGATGAAAAAGCTGCTGGTAAAATGAAAGGTCCTGGTAAACCTGATGGTACAGGTCCTTGGGCGGAAAAAGCTGAATGTCCGTTAAAACCTCCTGTGGAGGAAAAGAAAGCAGAATCGGAAGAGGCTAAGAAAGCTCCTGAAGAAGGGGCTAAGAAAGCTCCTGAAGAAGGGGCTAAGAAAGCTCCTGAAGAAGAGACGACTCCAGAGGTTCCTGCGGAAAAGAAACCAGAGACGGCGGAAAAGAAGTTGGAAAAGGTTCCTATGGAAGTTGAAGTAGAGGCCGAGAAAACCCCAAAGAGTGTTGTAGATACTGGGATTTTGGCGAATGTAGAAGGTGTTGAGATGGAGATGGGGATTATGACGGCGGATGATTTAGGGGATCTGAGTGCTGAGGAGCAGAAGCGTTTAGATCTGCTTTTTCAGTAATAATTTGATAAATATTGTAAACAGGAGGGTTATAAATGGCTCGTGATTATGACAGCTATGTATTCAATAAGGGCGTGACGCCTAATACCCTCTCAGTTATTAGCTCTAAAAACCGGATTTTTGCCTATAATGCTCAGGGGCTGCCAAAGCAGCTCGGAGTAGTAGCGACATTTGATCCGTCAGAAGCACGGACACTCGAACCGGTACGAGGAATAGGTTTTGGAGACTATATAGCTGAGTTGGTTCCTGGTGTTACAGATCCCATGACGATATCGATAACAAGGACAGCTTTATATCTGGCGAATATTTATCAGATATTCGGATATAAATCTGGGGTAGATGGAATTGTTCGGTCTTTAAGGCATCACAGATGGCCGTTTGATATTAATCAGGAAGTAGTTTTCAGTACTCTTGCAAACAGGGTTTTAGCAGATAGTGCGGTAGATGGCGCTCTACAGGGTCCTACATTTCTTCCAAAAGATGCAACGGTGGAAGAAGATATAGCAGCAATGGCTTTGGTTACTATATATGAAGCATGCTGGATGTCTGATTATTCCGTATCTTTCGCATCTGACACTGCTTTGGTTCAAGAGACCGTGACTGTTAATGTCTCTAACATTAT